CCCGAAAATAGGACTAGGAACGGTACAATAGATACTCGTGCTGTTTATGGTATGCAAGGTCGTGAGATGATGTCATGGCTAACGCACCTACAACATATTCGTGAAAAGAATGTAATTTTTGTTGGCATTCTTGACGAAAAGGTTGATGATTATGGTCGCAAACTATTTGAATTACAGATAGAGGGCGCAAAGACAGGTCGTGAACTACCAGGAATTGTTGATGAAGTAATCACAATGGCAGTTATGACAGGTGACGAAACAACAGGCACATATCGTGCTTTTGTATGTCAGACGTTAAATGAGTGGGGGTATCCAGCAAAAGATAGATCGGGCAAACTCGATGTATTGGAAGAGCCACACTTAGGTAAACTTCTGACTAAAATGAGTGGCGGACACAAGCAAGCAGATAAAGAGCTTACATTTGTTGATCCAGCCAAACAACCAACGTCTAGCAACGAAGGAGTAACTAATAATGCTTGACTTAAATAATATTACCCCTGATGAGGGTAACGACTTTTCTCTTATTCCACATGGAACTATTGCTCGTGCAATACTTTATATCAAGCCACAGTTGGATGGTGTAAGGATTCCTGATTTAGCACAAGATGCTATCTTTAGGCAATCAGCATCTTCTTCAGCTAAGTGGATTGAATGTGAATTTACCATAATAGGTGGTGAGTTTGACAAACGTAAAGTTTGGCATAAAATATTCTTTGATGGCGATACGAAAAATCAAAGTGGTGTTTCCGTATCAAAGGAAATAGGTCTTAGAACCCTTAGAGGTATTGTTGATAGTGCCAAAGGGTTAAGTCCAAATGATGTGTCACCCGAAGCTAATGCACTTAGACAAATACCAAGCCTTGAAGCAATCAATGGCATGGAGATTTGCATGAAGATTGCAGTTGAAAAAGGCACTAATGGTTATGATGACAAGAATAAAATGCTTGCACCCATGACCATTAATCAAGATGGGTATATTGGTGGTGGTAATGCACCAGCACCTACTCAACCTACTGTGCAGGCTCAACCGCAAGTGCAACAGCCTCAAAATGGTGTGACTCCATCTTGGGCTAACAAATAGGTTTTTGCGAATATCTAGCGGCAAGACTGACCTTCGTCTGCTAGAACTCGTTTGGGTAGCACGAGTGCCGTAAAGCTACCCTTTCATCTAGCAGTGAAAGGTAATCAAATGGAAACACAAGAAAAACCAAAGAAAAAACCACCACACATAAGGTTTTATTGTAAAGAATGTAAAAAACTTGGCAGACAAGATTGGTTATATGGTGTTAGGGATATGCCTGGACATAAACTAGGTGTAAGCATACAGTGCATACCATGTTTGCATGATAAAGGCTTTAGATTTAAAGGCTTTCATTATGATTCTTAGACCATATCAACAAGTGGCTGTAGACGATGCGTCTATCGCTCTTGATAAACATAAAAACACTATCGTTGTTGCTCCAACAGGAGCGGGTAAAACTATTATGTTGTCTGCATTAGTAGGCAAGAGATATAAAAAAGGCGATAGAGTATTAGTCATACAACACAGAGATGAACTTGTACGACAGAATGCACAGAAGTTTACTCGTGTTAATCCAAACATATCTACAAGTGTAGTTGACGGGTCAGAAAAGAACTGGTCTGGAGAAACCATATTTAGTATGGTGCAGACGCTTTCAAGACCGAACAATTTGGATAACATGAAGCCTGTTGACATGGTTGTGATTGATGAAAGTCACCATGCAATAGCAGATACATATCAAAGAATTATTAACAGAGTTAGAGAAGCGAACAATTCTGTAGAGATAGTTGGATTTACAGCGACTCCTAATCGTGGAGATAAAAAAGGTTTAAAGACTGTATTCAATAATTGTTCGCATCAGATTGAGATAGGAACACTTATTCGAGAGGGTTTTCTTGTACCGCCTAAGACATATGTAATTGATGTAGGTGTTAGAGATGATCTACAAAATGTTCGCAGAACTGTATCAGACTTTGACATGGGCGAAGTTGAACGAATTATGAACAAGAGAGCCATTAACGAAAAGATCGTAGATGAATGGAAAGAAAAGGCGGGAGACAGAAAGACAGTTGTATTCTGTTCAACAGTTGTCCATGCACAAGATGTATGTGATGAATATCGTAGATCAAATGTTAGAGCAGAATTAGTTACTGGCGAAACTCCAGCAGAAGAGCGAAAACAAATACTACATGACTTAGAGCATGGAGACATCCAGGTCGTTGTCAATGTAGCTGTGCTTACAGAAGGCTTTGATGCTCCACCTGTGAGTTGTATCGTGCTTACAAGACCATGTTCATACAAATCTACAATGGTACAGATGATTGGTCGTGGACTTAGAACAATAGATCCTGAAGAGCATCCTGACATTATAAAGAAAGATTGTGTAGTCTTAGATTTTGGAACAAGTGTGCTTACACATGGATCACTGGATGAAGGTGTTAACCTTGATGGAGCTGAATCTCAAAGATCAGGAGAAGCTCCTGTTAAAGTTTGTCCTAGTTGTCAATCAGAAGTGCCACTATCATCTCGTGAATGTCCTATTTGTGGACATGAGTTTGGTAAAGAAGATCGAGAATCATTAGAAGACTTTGTAATGACCGAAGTTGATCTTATGGACAGATCACCATTTAGATGGATTGATTTGTTTAACAATGGTGTTTGCATGAGTGCTAGTGGATTTAATGGTTTTGGCATGGTTGCACACTTAGATGATATATCTATAGCTCTTGTAAAGCGTACAGGAGGCAAGTTAAGAGTAGTTAGTGTTGGCACTAAGGAACAAGCTATAGCGTCTGCTGATGACTTTCTAAGGAAGATTGAAGATAGTGATGCTGCCAAGAAAGGTAAAAGGTGGTTAAATGAGGCTGTAACGCCAAAGCAAACAGAGGTTTTGAGACGTTATGGTGTCGATGTTAAGCCAATAGACTTCAGTTGGAACAAATATAAAGCAGCTTGCTGGTTGAATTATGTTTGGAATAAGGATCAAATAGACAGAAGAATTATAATCATAGGAGAAAAAAATGCACCGAAGTGAAGCACTAAAGAAAGTAGATTTAATTATAAACGGAGCTAGAGCTAAAACTCATGGTGATGCTTATGAGACACATACAAATATTGCCGCAATGTGGAACATATTGTTAAGAAAAAAACTAAAGGAAGATTTAGATATTAATGACATTTACAGATGTATGATAGGGATCAAGCAAATTAGAAACAGTCAAAATCCAAAAGTTGAGGATAACATGATTGATATTATTGGATATGCAGCATTAGCTATAGAGGCAAAAGATGGCAAGCATCAGAGTTGATTATACTTTATTTTTTGAGCATCCTGTAAGTCAAAGAGATGGTAAAATGTTTGTTCCTGTTGATCTTGATTGTAGCAAAGAGGAGCTTATAGAATACATTAATAATGCTATTTTGGACACTTGTGATGATTTTGACAATGTAGTTAGTGGTAAAGCAGTTGTTCATTATTTCGGAGTAACATTTGATTTTCAATTTTACATTCAGGAGGACGATGAATGTCAGATAACCATCCATTAAAAAGGTTTGCTCGGATTTGTTCGGAAATAGGCTGGGATAAAAAGTTGTGCGATTTGTCAGAAGACGAAGTTGTTGGTATAATATCTAATATACAACTAGCGTCTAACATAGACGAATTTTACGATGGAGAATATGTTGCTCGTATCCACTTTCAATACTCAGATAAATCATGGGCGGGAGGTGGCGATGCTCCCTTCTAAACAAATAATAGAACAAATATCAGATGCTGTAGATAAAAGCATCATTGATTACAACAATAAAAAAGGTAAACGAACTTATTTAGGTGGTTCTTCTCTTGGCGAATCATGTTCCAGAAAAATACAATATAGATACATGGGATATGATGCTGATGAAGGTCGTGATTTTAGTGCAAATACCTTGAGAATCTTTCAATTTGGACATGAAATAGAAGATTCTGTTGCACAATGGTTAAAAAATGCTAACTTTGATTTGCGTACAGAAGACAAAAAAGGCGAACAATTTGGTTTTTCTATCGCAAATGGGGAGATTAAAGGTCATATAGATGGTGTAATATGTGGAGGCTCTGTAGACATGGGGTATCCATGTTTGTGGGAGAATAAGTCAGCCAATGATAAAAAGTTTAGAGAATTTACGATGAAGGGAGTAGCTAGAACTAATCCAGTTTATGCGGCTCAGATAGCTTTGTACCAGGCATACATGAAATTAACAGAGCATCCCTGTCTATTTACCGTATTAAATAAAAACACAAGTGAAATATATTATGAACTTGTTCCTTTTGATAAAGTTTTGGCGCAAGAGATTAGTGATAAGGCAGTGAATATTTTGGAAGCAACAAAAGCAAATGAAATTTTACCTAGAGTAGCATTCTCAAGAGACTTCTTTGATTGCAAATGGTGTGAGTTTCAAGATACATGTTGGAGTTAAAATAGGCGACATGGAAGGTAGAGAAACAAACAAATGTCGCCTATTACTTCAGCCAACGAAGTAAGGATATAATAATGAGTATAATAAGGCTTGGCAATAAAAATCGTGAACTGAACTCACATGAATTAGTAGAATTAATTAGCCAAAAAGTACCACCAGAGGTACAAATAAGTGAGCTTAGAAACACATATCCAAACGGTGTAATTCGTGGCGATCAATTCTCTATCGGATCATTATCAGGAGAAGCTGGGCAATCATTAAAGATAGATATAAATCCTAGATCACCATATTTTATGAAGGGTCAGGACTTTAACGGTGCTTCAGGTATCGGAGGTATTGTAAAGATATTAATGGAAGGTAGAGGTATGCGCCTTCCTGAAATTAAAGAATTGTTCGGAAATTATTTGGACGATTCGCCAAGTTTTGTCAGAGATCAAGAAGCTCCTCCACCAATTATCAATCCATCTTTGCGCCAGCAGATAACTGTTAATACACCATA